GAAGCAACACCGAAAAAAACTCGTCAAGGAAGAGGTAAACACAGTAAGTATGCCGCTTCCTCTCGAAACAAAGCAAAAAAACGCTATCGAGGCCAAGGAAAATAAATAAAAGGGACTCTACGGAGTCCTTTTTTAGTGGGAATACGAAAATGCACGACTTTTTAGACAATTTACCGAATGATCAACATCAGAAAATGCTACGAGAGATAGCAAATGACCCTCTAGTACCTAAAAAAAGCGATAAAAAGGTAACAAATGACCTTTATGAGAAATTAGAAGATAATGAAATCTATTTGTTAGATTAATGGTGCTAAATAAAGATATATTTGCTTAATAATAGTGCCTGTCCAACGCATAAGTAGGTCATTTAAGGACATAAGTATGTCTTTTAAGGTTAATCCGTTAACCTATGACCTTATTGCGGTTATAAATGAGACTGCTATTGCTCGTTCTCTTCGGAATTTAGTGCTTACTGCACCTGGAGAACGATTTTTTAATGAAGAATTAGGTTCAAGAGTAAATAAATTACTATTTGAGAATCTTGATGACATAACTGCTTCATCTATAAAGGATGAAATTGAAAATACTATCAAAAATTATGAACCTAGAGTTAAATTATTAACAACAAAGGTGTCTCCCAATCCAGATTCGTATGAATTTGATGTTATTATCACTTATGAAATAATTGGAATAGATGCACCAGCACAACAATTGTCATTCGCATTACAGCCAGCACGATAATGCCCCTAGTTAATTTCGCAAATCTGGATTTTGACCAGATAAAAGTATCAATTAAAGATTATCTTCGATCTAATTCTAATTTTACGGATTATGATTTTGAAGGATCTAACCTGTCAACTATAATTGATGTTCTTGCATATAATACTTACATCACTTCATACAATGCCAACATGGTATCGAATGAGGTTTTTATCGACAGTGCAACATTAAGAGAGAATGTTGTATCATTAGCACGTAATATTGGATATACTCCTCGATCAAAAAGATGTGCAGAAACAAATATATCTTTCTTTGTAGATACAACTGGTTATTCTTCCACCCCTCAATCAATCACTCTTAATAAGGGTCTGGTAGCGTCTACACAAGCGTTTGGAAATCAGAGTTATACATTTGCCTTATTGGATGATGTAACAGTTCCTGTGTCCAATAATGAGGCATCCTTTCAAAATATACCAATTTATGAGGGACTTTATCTTACACAATCATTTACCGTAACTTCATTTGATCCAAATCAAAGATTTATTCTTTCAAATGCTGGTATTGATATATCTACCATTAGAGTAGTTGTAAAACCGTCTAAAGAATCGACTGTAAGTAGAAAATATACTCAAGCAGACAGTTTATTTGGTGTTGATAGCGATTCAGCTGTCTATTTTATTCAAGAAGTAGAGGGTGAAAGGTATGAATTGATATTTGGAGATGGAATTTTTGGTAAAAAGTTAGATGCACCTAGTTTTATTGAAGTTTCTTACATAATTACCAATGGAGAAGAAGGAAATGGTCTCGAATCTTTCAATTTTAGCGGAAAATTAACATCCACCAGAGATAATATTTCAGTAACGACTGGTGTTTCTATAATTAATGCAGGAAATGCAAGTGAAAATGGTCAAAGTATTGAAAATATGGAGTCCATTAAGAAATATGCGACTCAAATCTATGCTTCACATAAAAGAGCAGTCACAACAAATGATTATGAGGCTATTATTCCTATATTATACCCTCAAACTGACTCTGTATCTGCTTTTGGAGGGGAAAGTTTAGATCCTCCCCAATATGGAAAGGTTTTTGTAAGTATTAAACCCACAAGTGGTCCTTATTTGTCTACTCAAATAAAAGATAATCTCAAAAGGAAGATCAAAGAGTATTCAGTTTCTGGAATAGACATAGAAATCACCGATTTAAAGTTTTTATACATCGAACTTGATGTAAAAGCTTACTATAATACAGGTTTAGCAAGATCTGCGAGTTCAGTTAATACTTCAATAGCAAGTAATCTGGAAAAGTATTCTCAATCTGCAGAAATAAATAAATTCGGTGCTAGATTTAAGTATAGTAAGGCATTATGTGTAATTGATAACAGTAGTGATGCTATAACATCTAATATTACAAAAGTTGTAATAAGAAGAGATCTAAGAGTAGCATTAAATAGTTTTGCCGAATATGAAATCTGCTTTGGAAATTGTATTTTTGCTCAAAACTGCGATGGTAATAATATTAAATCTTCTGGATTTAATGTGGAAGGAGTAAGTGGAGTTGTATACCTCACTGATCATCCTGAAGAAGGTCGTAGTACGGGGACTATTGATTTGATAAGATTAACTTCTAAAACTACATCTAAAGTAATTAAGAAGTCTATAGGAACCATTGATTATGAGAAAGGTGAGATTAAACTTACTCCTATTAATATTACAAATACTGTGGTAAATAAAGGATTCCCTGTTATTGAAATTTCTGCTAGTCCTTGTTCTAATGATGTTCTAGGAAAAGATGATTTATATCTTCAACTAGATATGGAGAATACAACTATTGAATCAATACCAGAAGGTAGTATTAATGGCACTGGAACGGGTTCTAGTTATGCAAATGGTAGCATAGTTCGTGGGAAAAAGATTATTCCAGGAGCTACATCATGTGATACTGAAGATACAGTTACTACTTCATCAACCACCATCTATTAAGTTTTAATCTCAGATGATATCTACAGATCTACAAAGAGTACAGATACAAAGTATAGTTGAGAATCAACTTCCCTCTTTTGTCCAAGATGATTTTCCTTTATTAGGGGATTTTCTTAAAGAGTATTATGTCTCTCAAGAATATCCTGGTGCTTCTACTGATTTACTGCAGAATATAGATGAATATTTAAAATTAAATTCGTTAACTAATAATGCCGATCAAACTGAGTTAGGAGAAGATATTGATTTTGATGATGAAACTATTACAGTTACCTTTGATCTGAATAAGAATATTTTTGGAACATATGAATTTCCTGAACGACAGGGATTAATACAAATTGATAATGAAATTATTTTATATGCAGAGAAAACAAATACTTCTTTTACTGGATGTGTTCGGGGATTTAGTGGGGTAACTTCTTATGATGCACTCGATGCACATGATCAATTAACTTTTTCTCAATCCGATGCTAATCCTCATCCTAAAGGATCCAAAGTTGTAAATCTTAGTGCTTTATTTTTAAATCAGTTTTTAGTAAAATTAAAAAAACAAATATCTCCAGGATTTGAAGAGAGAACTTTAGATGCTGATTTAAATCAAAAACTCTTTATTTCCAGATCTAAAGATTTTTATCAGACAAAGGGTACAGATGAATCTTTTAAAATACTCTTTGGTGCATTATATGGAGAAACTGTAGAAGTAATAAAGCCAAGGGATTATTTATTCCGACCCTCAGATGCGGGATATAGGATAACCAAAGATTTAGTTGTACAGTCTATTGAAGGAGATCCATTAGATTTATTGAATAGTACTCTATATCAAAATGATTATCATGCGGGTGATCATTATTGTATTAAAGAAGCATATGCTCCTATTAGTGGAGTAGAAAAAATCTCTGTTGGTAATTCTGATTTTTATAAATTAAATCTTGATTATGGATATGCTAAAGATGTTCCTCTTAAAGGAAGTGTATATGGGGAATTTATAGTACATCCTAATACAAGAGTAATAGATGGAGTCTCAGTTGGGTCTAGTGTAATAGATGTAGATTCTACTTTAGGATTTCCAGAATCAGGAGAATTATATGCAGTATATGGTACAGGAGTTAGTGGAATACTAACTTATAGATCTAAATCAATAAATCAGTTTTTTGGTGTTGGTTTAGCTCATACGACAACAGTTGGAATTAATACAAGTATTGATTCTGAGCAAGATATTAGATTAAACACAAACGTTTATGGATATGTTGGTATAGGAACTGAGGATCAAGTTTCTATGCGAGTTACTGGAGTTTTAGCAGATCCTATAATACCTGAGGATACTTATTATTTTAATAAAAATGATACTATTTCAATTAAGTCTTTAGGAATTACTACTTCTAGTCCAAAGGTTGATAATTGGTTTTATAATGTAGCCACAAAATATGATATAGAATCAATAACTTTAGTTGATGCTTCTGATTTTACTTATACTTTAGAAACTTATGCTGCCAATAATTTTAGACTAGGGGATAAAGTTACTATTATTGATAATGGAGGTGGAATGAAAGATTCCACAGTAAGTGAAGTTATCAGTTCTTACAGTTTTTCTATTAAAGGTCAAGGGGTTATTGTTGGATCCAATTATAAGGTTCAAAGAAAGATATTAAGAGGAAAAGTAGAAAATTCATTATCTGATTATTCTTATATTGATAATTATTTTGCTAATGTTCAAAATACGTATGTAAAATTTAATCAAGATCTTTTAGTAGCATCTTCATCCATTCCAAATTACTATAATAGTCCTTTAGATTTTTATGATAAGAAAATTACTTTAAATGGTGAGTATAGTGGAGATACTTTTACAATTTTAACCGTAAATGATCATGGTTATTACACGGGAGATGCGGTTTATTATAGTTCTTATGATATAGAGACAAAAGATTTTCTAGGTAATACTACTAAAGTTGTGAGTAAGTTTCCAGAAATGGAACCAGGTGTTTTCTTTGTAAAAAGAGTAAATAAGAACCAATTTCAACTTGCAACTAGTCCTGCTAATATTTCTAATAATTCGTTTGTATCTGTTTCTGGAATTGTAACTTCCAATACTCTAGAATATCTTGATTTTCATAATAAAGATGTAGATCATCAACTTTTATTGAAGGAAATAAAAACACCCGATAATGAAGATGGAGATTATATAACTGAACCTGGAAGTAGGACTGGTATTCTGGTTAATGGTGTGGAAATTTTAAATTATAAGTCAAATGAAACAGTTCATTATGGTCCTATTAAAAATATTGATATTGCCGCAGAAGGTAGAGGGTATGATGTCATAAATCCTCCTATTTTACATATATCTGATAATGTTGGAAGTGGTGCAACAGGTATTTGTGCTGTTGAAGGAGTATTAAGGGGTATTAATATAACTGATCCTGGATTTGATTATGTATCAAAACCCACTGTTGCAATTAGTGGAGGAAATGGTACAGGAGCTACTGCTAAGGTTAATACTAAGTTTATAGAACATGCTGTTTCATTTAATGCTACTGCAGATTCTGCTCGTGTTGATATAACGGATAGTACTATTGGTTTTTCTACTTATCATAAGTTTAGAAATGGTGAAAAAGTCATTTATAAGACAGATGGACAAACCTCAGTAGGTGGTATCTCTACAGATGCAATTTATTATGTTCATACTGTGGGTGTATCCACTATAAAACTTTATAAATCCCAGACTGAAGCTATAAACGCAGGAATTAACACAGTTGCTTTATCAAGTTTTGGAGTAGGAGTTCAGAGAATTCAATCTTATGATAAAAAGCAAGTTATATCTAATGTTGTAGTGGCAAATCCAGGATCTGGGTATCAGAATAAGAAAAGAACTATAGTTTCGAGCACAGGTATTAATACAGCACTAAATGAGATTAATATTGATGATCATGGATATAACTCAGGTGAAATTATTCAATATTCATATAATGTTGATCAGATTAGTGGAATTAATTCAAATACTAATTATGTTGTTACTGCTGTTGATGGTGATAACTTTAAACTCTCAAGTGTAGGGGTCGGAAGCACTTCTAAGTTCTTATATTATGATAGTGAACAGTATATTGCGTTAAATGTTGCTGGTCTTGGAACAGGAGTTCATACTTTCAACTATGAACCTATTGTAGTATCTCTTAGTGGTGAAATTGGAGTTAAAACTTTTTCTGGACAGGATTTTAAAGCAAAACTTCAACCTTTATTTAAAGGATCTCTTGATTCTGTGCAAGTAACGTCTGAAGGTAGTCAATATGGTTCTTCTGATATTTTAAATTATGATCGTCAACCATTATTAACCCTTAATAGTGGATCTGGTGCTGAAATTACGGCAATTATCAATAATGGTAAAATAGTAGAAGCTCAGGTAGATAATCAGGGTGAAGGATATAATGCACCTCCAGAATTAGTAATAAATTCGACATCAGGATATTATGGAAAATTGATTCCAATTATTAATGATGGAAAGATTACTAGTGTAAGGATTGATAATCCTGGAATTGGTTATACTGGTTCAGTGGGAGTAGCGGTAACAGTTGATGCATCCAATGGTCAATTAAGAGCACAAATTCAAACATGGACAGTTAATCTCTTCCAGAAATCCTTAGATATTATTTCTGAGGATGATGGAATTCTAGATGCAGCAGAAAATACGGATTTAGGGATTGAATATACCCATGTATATGCTCCTCGTAAATTAAGAGAATCATTATATGTGCGTGATCAGGATAATAATATAAAATACGGTCTGTTAGACTTACAAAAAGTTGATGATGAAGAAGTTGCTGCTGAATTTCATTCACCCATTATTGGGTGGGCATATGATGGGAATCCAATTTACGGACCTTATGGATATAGTGAAAGAACAGGTGGATTCATCAAAGCTATGGAATCTGGTTATAAACCAGTAACTGCTGCTAATCGACCTTCCTTAGCAACTTTCCCTCAAGGATTTTTTGTTGAAGATTTTGAATTTAATAATAGTGGAGATTTGGATGAACATAATGGTCGTTTTTGTGTAACTCCTGATTATCCCAATGGAGTATACGCTTACTTTGGAACTATTAATCCTACCTCTATTGAAAATGCTGGACCTTTTAATAAGTATAGAATACCTGAATTCCCATATTTAATAGGAAATTCATTTAAATCTAAACCAAATCCATTTAATTATAATGCTACGATAGATCAACAATCATATAATTTAAATAATACTTCCTATTTGAGAAATACTACTCCATATTCTTTGACTGACGAATATGCATATTATGATTTCTTATATCAACCTAATAAGGAAAAGGAGCAATTAATTGATATTAATCATGCCTCTTTGGGATCTCTGGATAAAGTTGGTATTTTAACGGGTGGAAATAATTATAAAGTAAATGATACTATTAATTTTGAACAAAGAGATGAATATCAAAGAGCAAAAGGAAGAGTTTCTAAAGTACTTGGAAAGGTTGTTACTAATATTAGTGTAGCCACTAGTTCTCTTTCTGAATTGGAAGTAGTACCTTATGATTTAAATGGACAATATATTGCATTTTCTACTTCCCCTCATAATTTTACCAATTTAGATCAAGTTTCTTTATCTGGATTCAATACTTCTACTGATCATTTGGAGGGAAGTTTTAATATTGGAGTAAAGACTGAAAGTGTCTTACTTGCAGGAGCTGCGACTACTATCGGAGCAACTGGAATAGTGACATATTTTGGAATTTCAGGATCCCTCTCAAATGACCTTTTATCAATTAGAGAGAATGATATTTTAGGAATTGGAACAGAAACAATAAAAGTTCTTCAAGTTGATAGAGCAAATTCTAGATTGAGAGTTCTTAGAGCTCAAGAGAGCACAATGGGAAGTGCTCATACTGCGGGATCTGTTATAACTGAAGATTCTAGAAAATTTACATTTAAAGCATCTCCAGAAAATGACGTAACATTTGAATTAAATAAGGAAATTTATTTTGAACCAAAGGAAGCATTGGGTATTGGATCTCTTACTGGTGTAGGTATTGGTACTACTATCTCCTTCTCTAATCCTGGTGCTGGTATTACTCAGATCTTCATTCAAACAGAATCGATTTATCTTCCAAATCATGATTTAAAAACTGGTGATATCGTTAACTATAAAACTAATACTGGTGATGCTATAGGAGTTTCTACTGATGGTGTTACATTGTATAGTCTTCCAACTGATGCTCCTTTGTATATTGGAAAAATCTCTAATGATCTAGTTGGAATTCAAACATTCCAAGTGGGTATTGGAAGCACTGGTACATTTGTAGGTATTGCAAGTACCACCGTTAATAGAGGATTGTTGAGATTGACTGGAATTGGTACAGGAGTATACCATAGTTTTAAAACTGTTAAAAATAATGTAGTTACGGGAGAAGTATTTAAGAATACAGTCACCGTAGCCACTGCTTCTACTCATGGGTTGAAATTTAAAGATCATGTAACCCTTGATGTTCAACCAGGAATTGGTACTACTGTTACAGTTAAGTATAATGACTTTAATAGAAGAATAGTATTTGATCCTAAACCGTTTGTTGCTGGTGATGTTGATACTACTAATAATACGATTACCATTAGTAATCATGGATTTAATAGTGGAGATAAGGTAATTCACACTGCAACCTCTTCTTCTGGTGGATTAGAAGATGAGAAAATTTATTATATCTTTAGATATTCTCAAAATAAAGTTAAATTATGTTTGACTCGATATGAGTCAGTTCAATTTGAACCTGAATTTATTAATATAACTTCTGCTTCAGCAGGAACATTATCTCCGATCAATCCTTTAACTAATGTATATAAAAATAATACAGTAAGGTTTGATCTATCCGATCCCTCATTGGCTAGTTTTGTTGGAGTAACTTCCTATTCTGCTTTTGACCTTAATCTTTATACTGATAAAGAATTTAATAATAAGTTCTATTCTACATCTTCTACTACTACGTTTGAAGTAAATAAAAAAGGAGAAGTTGGAATTAGTACTGATGCGGGATTACTTCTTTCGGTAACTAAGGATATTCCAGAAATTTTATATTATAAGTTTGATACTATTAATAAGTCGGTAATTTCTGATGTTAAAAAGGAAATTATTGTAGATGAAGAGGTTAGAGCATATAATCAAATTGGAGTAAAGGATAGTCTTTATTCAGGAACCTATCAAGTAGTAGGGATTGGAAGTACAACCACATTTACTTATGATGTAAATGAGATTCCTGAAAGACCTTCTTATAGTGAGTCGGAAGCTTCTTTAGAATATTCTACTGATTCTACTACTGCTTATGGTGGGATAGCAGATGTTGAGATGAAATATAAAGGAAGTGGATATTCTGAGATAGTTGGAGTCTCTTCTATTATTACTGGACTAGGAACGGATTCTATTTTAGAACCATCAAGCACAACTATTGGTCAAATAGTTTCCACTAACATTGAAAATATTGGATTTAATTATTCAGGAGATAATACAGTAAGACCTGTATCTAACTTACCTGAGATTCTTAAAATTGAATCTTTAACTTCTTTCAATAAAATTGGAATCTCCTCTGCTGGTAAAAATTATACAATAGCACCTACTTTAGTTGTTTTAGATGGATATACTGGTAAAAAAGTAGATGTAGATTTAAAATATGAAATTGGGGATCAGCAAGTAACCATTTTACAAAATACAAAGGGAATTTATAATACTCCTCCTACTATTATTCCAACAGCTAATGTAAATGGTATTGGAATTAATACTATTACATATGATGCCAGTACTAAAGATGTCACAGTTGGTTTAAATACCGCCTTTAGTGATGAAGCTCCCTTTAGTGTTGGAGATAAAGTTCTAATTGAAAATATAAGTGTTGGTGTAGGTACTACAGGAAATGGATATAATTCTTCTCAATATGATTATTCACTCTTTACATTAACTGCAGTAAATATTCCTCTTGGAGGAGGTGTAGGGTTTGTTACTTATAGTTTAGCAGGACTTCTTCCAGAGAATGCATATCCTGGTAATCAAGATGTTGTGAATTCAGCAGGGGTTATTATTCCACAAAAATACTTCCCTCAGTTTGATGTTGAACTCAAAAAGAATAATTTCATTGAAGGTGAACAAGTTAAATCAGGAACTAAAGTTGGAAAGGTTGAAAGTTGGAATAATCAAAGTGAAACTTTAAAAATATCTTCATCTGATGAATTTGATGTTGGTGATTTGATAATTGGTAGTACATCTCAAACTCAAGGAACAATAGATACAAAAATTAATTTTGAATCTGATATTAAGATTGAAGCAGGATCTGTTGTTAGAAAGGGATGGGAGAGAGAAACTGGATTCTTGAATGATAACTTACAAAGACTGCCAGATAACTTCTACTATCAGAATTTCTCATATGCATTAAAATCTGCAGTTTCTTTGGATAGATGGGATGAAGCAGTTGATACATTAGATCATCCTAGCGGATTCCTAAAATTTAGTGATTTGGTTCTAGAAAGTACTGATTCTAAAGATATATCTGCTAAAGATAGTGATTTAGTGGCATTTATTGATGCTATTGGAGTAGTTGATGTAAATTGTTATCCAAGTTTTGATTTAGTTACAGAAAATTCTTTAAGTATTAGTGATAATGAAAAATTATCAGATCAAATTTATTTCAATTCAAGAGTTTTAACTGATTATTACGAATCTGTTGGTAATAGAGTGTTAACTATTGATGATTTTAGTACATCCTTTAATAGTGATCCACGACCTACAAGATTCTCTGTTGTTGATGATTTCCCTATTAAGCACAGAAGTAAAAAATTCTTTACTTTAGTTAAAGATAAGACTTTTACTGGTGAACGTCAAACAATGCTTGTTTCATTATTGCATAATGATGGAAAAGGATATATGAACCAATATGGTAGAGTGGAGAGTGTAACTGATCTTGGAAGTTTTGATTTTAATATTAGTGGTTCAAAAGGACAACTTTTATTCTATCCTACCAAATATACAGTTAATAATTACAATGTAAGTGCAGTAAGTTTTGATATAATTGGTTTTGCTAATACTACAGGTATTGGATCAACTACACTTGGTAATTTTGTTAATATTAATTCAACTCAAACTGCTGTCCCTACAGGAACTGCTACTACGATTGTGGGAATTGCCTCCACATATAGAAGTTCAAAAGTTCTTGTTATGGTCAATGCAGATAATGGCAGAATGGAATATGATGAACTTAATATTATTCATAATGGAACAGATGTTGATTTACTTGAATATGGTCAAATAACAACTGATGATACGG